TATCTTGAGTATGTCCTTGTTAAGATAATATAATCCCGTGAATTTATGTTGAGGGTTACGCTGAGCTAGCTGTTCTTCTTTAGTTACAGCAATGGTGGCTCCGCACTTTTGAATGCTAAAAAGCGCGTCAAATTCCTCCTCAATATTCATTTTCGGGTAAAGTCCCATGAGACTGTGATAGTCCGCCCATGGAGTGTATTTCCTTTCATCTGCCTCACCTGTATGTTGGTCAATTTTCCCAAAGTTGTGATTTATACCCCGCCGGGAAAGTTTGACCATTTGAACCTCTTCCACTTTGAAAGGTAGTGTCACATGGTGACCGTAAAATTCCAAAATGGATAGCTGGCGGATGACACGCTTCCTCTCGACTCGTCGAGTGATTTCTCGTTTTAACGCGGCACTAGTGTCACGATTACGGATCACCCCACAATACTCTAAGAGGTGGTATCGGATTAAATTTTGCCTGGCTATTTTGGCTTGTAAACGCCAGGTCTTTTGTTCTTCTGTTCGCCGCTTCTCCCGTTGGGCTTCACAGGCATCCCTGGTGATACAGGGGTAAGATCCACAAGTGTCACACGTGAACATCTTTGCGTACGCGTCTTCCAAGGAATCGGATTGAGAGCAGCCGTTAGGCATCGGACTATAGTCCAAGTCTTCAAGATCCTCCTCCTCTTCTTCGCAGTCGCATTGGTTTGTTTTACCACACGTATCACACATCCTGATGGCGGTGAACGCCCGACCACCGACCACATTACCCTTTCGGTTCAATGTGGCATTACCAATATACGACGAGCCTTCCCCGGCTTTGCCGGATCTTGCGGGCTTACTCGAAGTGCACTTGCCTCCCAAGTGCATGATAGGACCAGGGTTTATAGACGCAGTGGTGGTCTCTTCGGCGGTCCAAGCTGGGTACGCGTCTCGGATCAACTGGTGGACAAGAGGAGAAAACTGGTGCTTGACACCATGCTGGTTCCTACAATTGCCCATTGGATTGACCTTAAAGTTACACCGCGTACATTTAGGCTTATAACCAGGGCCGGGGTTCGTCTCAATATCCGCGAAAGTAGAATCGCGGGCCCTCTGGAATGTGTATCCGAGGGACTTCAGTTTCGCCTGCAACGTCACCAGGCGCGAGTGGAACTCTTTGTCACCAGGACCCTGGTATACGGCCCTAGTATCATTATATTCATTGACCCAAATGGTCGACCATTGGGCGCGATCCTTCCGAGACTGGATCGAGCGAGCCCTATTGTCAACCTGGGTTTTATTAATGTTTTTATTATTTTTTTCCTCCTCATAGGCGCAGCCTACGAGGGACATATATCCGCC